CAGATCAAACTGCCGACCGACAACTACAACATCCACAACAGCGATTCGTGGTGGTTTGAGGTTGGCGCTGGCGATTTGATGCTGTTTCCGTCAAGCCTGACGCACATGGTAGAAACCGTGCAGGGCGATGATCGAGTATCTTTGGCATTTAATACTTTTCCGGCTGGCTATGTAGGTGACGAAAGCAGCCTGACCGCATTGCATTTGAAGGAGTAACAAAGTGGCACACTTCGCAGAATTGGATGAAAACAATGTCGTCAAGCGCGTCATCGTTGTAGACAACAAGGATACGTCTGACGCTAACGGCAATGAACTTGAAAGCATCGGCGTGGCGTTCTGCCAGAAGTTGCTCGGCGGTAACTGGAAGCAAACCAGTTACAACGGCAACATTCGCAAGAACTACGCTGGTATCGGCTACACCTACCGCGCCGACATCGACGCTTTCGTAGCACCGCAGCCGTATCCGTCGTGGGTTCTGGACGTTAATGCCCAATGGCAGGCTCCGGTGCCAATGCCGCAAGATGCCGGTACTGGTGAGCCGCCCAAAATGTACACATGGGATGAAGGCACGCAGTCTTGGGTTGTAGTTAATTCTCCTTCAAGTCAAGCATAATGTTGCACATACGCAACTTGTAAGTTAAAGTTTGACCGTACTGATGCGGTTCATCAGGTTTCCGTAAGGAAGTTTATGTCGGACGAAAATCAAGTCCCTGAAGTTGTAGCGGAAGTATCCGCGCCGGAACCGGAGGCTACGGCGGCCCCGGAACTTGAAGTCGTTGCAGAAACGCAACAGCCGGAGGAAAAGCCAGCCAAAACGTTCACTCAAGAAGAGTTGGACGCAATGGTCGGCAAGAGGCTTGCGAGGGAACGTCGCAAGTGGGAAAGAGAGCAGGCGTTAAAAGCGCAGCCATTTCAGGCTGAAGCCGCTGCCCTGCCTAGCAAGGACGAAGACCCTGACGCTTATGCCGAGGCTTTAGCCGAACGCAAAGCAGCAGAACTCCTCGCCCGACGCGAAGCAGAGCGGGAGCAGATGGCTCTCTTAGAGGCGTATCACGAGCGTGAAGAGGCTGCGCGTGACAAGTACGATGACTTCGAGCAAGTCGCGTACAACAACGCACTGCCGATCACGACTGTGATGGCACAGACGATTCAGGCGTCAGATTTGGGGCCAGATATAGCCTACTTTCTGGGGTCTAATCCGAAGGAAGCCGAGCGCATTTCCCGCTTACCGCAATTCCTTCAGGCTAAGGAAATTGGCAAGATTGAGGCCAAAATGGCCGACAGTCCTGCCCCTGTTAAAAAGACTACCAGTGCGCCCCCGCCTATTAAGCCTGTCACGGCAAAAGGCACTGGCGCTCCGGTCTACGACACGACGGACCCACGGTCAATTTCGGCCATGAGTGCGTCAGAGTGGATTGAGCGCGAGCGTCAGCGACAGATTAAGAATTGGGAAGCGCGTAACCGCTAACATCTTTTTGAGGACACGAAAGTGGCTAATACACTTCTTACTATTGACATGATCACTCGGAAGGCTCTCGAAATTCTTGAGAACAACCTTGTGATCACCCGCAACGTGAACCGTCAGTACGACGATTCGTATGCCGTGGAAGGCGCCAAGATCGGCACCACGCTGCGTATCCGTCTGCCGGACCGCGCTCTTGTGACCGACGGTGCCGCCCTGCAAGTTCAGGACGACAACGAGCAGTTCACGACCTTGACGGTTGCTTCGCAGAAGCACATCGGCGTCAACTTTACGACCGCCGAAATGACGATGCAGTTGGACGACTTTGCCGAGCGCGTGCTGAAGCCGCGTATCAGCCAGTTGGCCTCCAGCATCGACGCTGACGTTGCCAACTCGTTCAACAGCATCTACCAGTCGGTTGGTACTCCGGGCACGACTCCGGGCACCTCGCTCGTTCTGTTGCAGGCGCAGCAGAAGTTGAACGAAGCCGCCGCTGGCATGTCGCCCCGCTACGCCACCGTGAACCCGGCTGCTAACGCCGCGCTCGTGGAAGGCATGAAGGGCTTGTTCAACCCGGTGTCAACGATCAGCAAGCAGTTTAAGAGCGGCTTGATGGGCGAAGGCATCCTCGGTTACGACGAACTTGCCATGTCGCAGTCGATCAAGCAGTTCACGACCGGCAGCCGTTCTGGCGCCCACACTGTCACCACGACGGTTTCGGCTCAGGGCACGTCGTCGATTGCGATCACCGGCACTGGCTCGCAGACGATCAAGAAGGGCGACGTGTTCACGATTGCTAACGTGTACTCGGTCAACCCGCAGACCCGCGAATCGACTGGCTCGCTCCAGCAGTTCGTGGTGACGGAAGACGTGGCTGCCTCGGGCGGTGCGTATGCTGCTGTGAAGATCAGCCCGGCGATCTACACTTCCAGCGTTGCTCTTGCCACGGTTGACTCGTTCCCGCAGTCTGGTGCCGCTGTCACCTTCTTGGGTGGCGCTTCGAGCCAGTACCCGCAGAACCTCGTGTACCATCGCGACTCGATTGCGTTTGCCACGGCTGACCTCCTGCTGCCGCAGGGCGTTGACATGGCTTCGCGTCAGGTCCACAACGGTATCTCCATGCGCGTTGTTCGTCAGTACGACATCAACAACGACCGTATGCCGTGCCGTATCGACGTGCTGTATGGCTACTCGGTGATCCGTCCGCAGATGGCTGTCCGCCTCTGGGGTTAATGGTTAAATTTAAGGAGTAACTAAAAATGGCACTTCCTAATGGTTCTGGTGGTTATCAGATTGGCGACGGCAACAATGGCGAGCCGTTGTTTTTCTCGCAGGTTGCCCCGCTTGCCTTGACGGCAGCCGCTACGGCGTCCCCTGCTGAACTGGTCGCGGGTCTTTTCACTTTCAACGGCACGGCTGGCAATTTGACGCTGCCGACGGTGGCTCTTCTTGAGGCCGCCTACCCGTCGATGAGCGAGAAGAACGATTCTGCATTTGACTTCTTCGTCATCAATATTGATGCGTCAGGTTCAGATGCGGTTACGGTGGCCGTCGGCACGGGTTGGACGCTGGTTGGTGCGGGTGCGGTTGCGGCGGCTTCGTCCGGCCACTTCCGTTGCCGCAAGACCGGCGTTGGCGCGTGGACTGTCTACCGCGTTTCGTAATGGCAACGCCCTCGGCGGGGAAACCCGCCGGGGGCATAACCTAAAGGGGTATTGATATGCCTAATACACAGGCAGTTGGTGTTGCCTACGCAGACCCGCAGTTCAGCAGTCTTTTCTTGGGTGTTTCAACCGTTGCGGCGACTGGCTCTGCCCAGACCGACGCTGCGGCTCTTGGCTCGGCGTTTACGCTGGTCACGGGCGCTGACGGTACGAAAGGCGTGATTCTTCCGGTTGCCGAACCGGGTCAGGTTGTAATCGTCAAGAATGGCGCTGGTTCCATTCTGAAGATTTACCCGGCTTCGGGCGCAATCGTTAACGCGTTGTCCGCTAACGCTTCCTACAACATCGCGGCAAACACCGCGACGATGTTGGTGGCTTACAGCGCAACCCAGTGGTACAGCCTGCCGTTGCTGGCCTCGTAATATGTCCAATATCTACCTTCGCCACCCCAGACATGGGGAAAAAATTGCTATCTCGTGGATGGAAGCGAGGGAAGATATGGAACAAGGATGGGAGGAGTTTGATCCCTCTGATCCTGATGAGTCTGAACCCTCGGCGTCGTCAGATATGGCGGCGCTGGGGGATTCTCAGCATAATGCGTTGAGAACTCGTCGCCGCCGTAAGGAGTAAATCATGGCTACAACTGCTGCCGATCAAATCAACGGCGCGTTGCGGCTGATCGGGCAGTTGGCCGAGGGTGAAGTTCCCTCCGCAGCCACGTCGCAGGACGCCCTCACCGCACTTAACCAGATGCTTGACTCTTGGAGTACCGAGCGTCTATCGGTCTTTTCAACCCAAGATCAAGTCTACAACTGGCAACCCAACGTCCGCACGATTACGATGGGACCGACCGGCACGTTTGTAGCCGAGCGTCCTATCCTGATGGACGACGCCACCTATTTCCGTGACGCCTCGACCAACGTGTCGTATGGCATCAAACTGATTAACAACGAGCAATACAACAATATTGCCGTCAAGACCGTAACCTCTACGTATCCGCAGTTTATGTGGGTCAACATGACCTACCCGGACGTTGAGATTTATATCTATCCGGTGCCAACCAAGGTGCTGGAGTTCCATTTTGTATCCGTGCGACCGCTAACAACGCCTGCCACATTGGCTACTGATTTAGCGTTTCCGCCGGGGTACCTTCGAGCATTTCGATTCAACTTGGCCTGTGAACTTGCAGCCGAGTTTGGTGTCGAACCATCCCCGCAGGTTCAGCGTATTGCTATGTACAGCAAGCGCGACTTGAAGCGCATCAACAACCCGGATGACGTGATGGCGATGCCAGCGGCGCTGCTCGTTAACCGTCCGCGCTTTAATATCTTTACGGGCAACTTCTAATGAAGACGCCAATTCTGGGGTCAGCATATTTGATTCGCAGCCCAAACGCGGCTGCCAATCGAATGATCAATTTGTATCCAGAAATTATCCCAGAAGGCGGAAAAGAACCGGCGTACTTGCAGCGTTGTCCCGGTTTAAAGTTGTTGACTACGGTTGGCACTGGCCCTATCCGTGGGCTATACACACACAATGACATCTTATATGTCATTTCAGCCAACGAGTTTTACAAGGTTTCCAGTTCGTTAGTAATTACCAAGATTGGTGATGTCACCGGAACCGGCCCTGTGTCTATGGCCGATAACGGCACGCAATTATTTATTGCCTGCAATCCTGACGGATTTATCTACAACTTTGACACACTGGCGTTTGGGCAGATCACTGACCCTGACTTTCCGGGTGCGGTAACGGTTGGGTATCTAGATGGGTACTTTGTTTTTAATGAACCCAACAGCCAGCGTATTTGGATTACAAGCCTTTTAGACGGCCTGTCAATCGACCCGCTGGACTTTGCCAGCGCGGAAGGTGCGCCTGATGACGTGGTGGCAATTATTGTTGACCATCGAGAAGTATGGTTGTTTGGCGAGAACTCGGTTGAGGTTTGGTACAACGCTGGAGAGATTGATTTTCCTCTAGCGCGTATTCAAGGCGCGTACAACGAAATTGGTTGTATTGCCCCATATTCTGTTGCCAAGATGGACAACAGCGTTTTTTGGCTTGGCTCAGACGCTCGTGGTACAGGTATCGTGTATCGAGCGGAAGGCTACCAAGGCGTGCGCGTTTCAACCCATGCTATTGAATACGCCATACAGGGCTATTCCGATCCGACGGACGCGCTGGCTTATACTTATCAGCAGGACGGCCATACGTTCTATGTGCTGATTTTTCCGTCGGCTAATGCCACTTGGGTATATGACGCTTCGACAAACTCGTGGCACGAACGCGCTGGGTTTGATAACGGCGACTTCAAGCGCCACCGCTCCAACTGCCAAACGAACTTCCTTGATAAACCGACTGTGGGCGACTTTGAGAACGGCAACGTTTATACGTTTAGCCTAGATGAATACAAAGACAACGGTGCGGTGCAAAAATGGTTGCGATCATGGCGTGCCCTGCCAACTGGCGAGAACAATCTTAAGCGCACCGCTCATCACGCGCTTCAGATTGATATGGAGTCAGGCGTTGGCTTAAACCTCGGCCAAGGCAGCGACCCCGAGATTATGTTGCGCTGGTCGGATGATGGAGGCCATACATGGTCTAACTACCATCAAGCAACAATAGGCAAAATTGGTCAGTATTTTTTCCGTGTGTTTTATCGTCGTCTAGGGATGACGGTTAAATTACGCGACCGCGTGTACGAAGTATCTGGCACGGACCCCGTAAAAATCGCCATCATGGGCGCAGAACTGAGCATATCGGGAACCAATGCCTAGCAACATTACCCGCATACCGGCTCCTCGCGTGCCGTTGATAGACGAACGCACGGGACTAGTGTCTCGTGAGTGGTTTCGTTTTTTCAACAATTTGTTTGTGCTGACTGGGTCGGGAACAAATCAGTTTACGCTGAACGACTTTGAGATTCAGCCGGACGCGCTTGCACAGACAGAATCCGCGTTAGGCGATATTCAATCTCAAATCCAAGCCCTGCAACTTTTGCCGCCCCCGCAGCAAATTGTTCCGGCAGATTATGGTTCGTTTTATGACACCACGACTCAAGTCGCGGCTGCTATTAACACCCCATATCCAGTTACATTTAACACGACCGTAGTTGCCAAAGGCGTTCGTCGAGGAACTCCAACGTCGCGCATCTATGCTAATAGGCCCGGCGTATATAACTTTGCCTTTTCAATACAGTTTGATAAAACATCAGGCGGCACGGCCTTGGCGTATGTATGGGCTAGGTTGAATGGCGTAAACGTTTCAAACACCGCATCACAAATACGCATTCAAGGAAATAATGGCGAAATTTTTTGTGCCGCAAATTTGTTTTTTGAAATGTCTAATGGCGACTACTTTGAGTTGATGTGGGCGGCAGATGACACATCGGTTCAATTACTTGCAGAGGCGGCAACGGCGGTGCATCCCGGCATTCCGTCTGTCATTCTTACCGTCAATCAGGTGAATATATGACCGTTAATCTTTCGGCCTTTGCTGGCGCTGGCGCACAGTTTTTCGACAACAACGGCGATCCGCTTTCGGGCGGTCTTGTTTATTCGTATGACGCTGGTACCACGACCCCTCGCGCAACCTATACAAGCAGCACGGGCGGAACGGCTAACAGCAATCCCATCGTGCTGAACTCGGCTGGACGCACGCCTGCGGAGATTTGGTTAACAGAGGGATACGCTTACAAATTCATAGTTCGCACCTCTGCGGGCGTTTTGATTGGCACATACGACAACATCCCGGCAATTATTGATCCGGCAGTAACCGGAATAAATTGGTCAAACATTACCAATACACCGACGACCTTGGCTGGTTACGGCATCACGGATGCGTATACCAAGGCGCAGACAGATGCGACGTTTGCCCCAATCGCAAGCCCAACCTTTACTGGGCAAGCCAAAGTTCCTGATAACTGCACTCCAAACGTCAATCATGTTATTGGCTATCGAGATTGCCCGCAGAACAGCCAAACAGCCAGTTATGAATTAAAGTTGTGCGATGCTGGTAAGCACATTTACATGAATGGAACGAGCATAACGCTCACCATTCCTGCAAACAGTGCTGCTGCGTTTCCAATCGGCACTATCATCGGGGTTGTAAACGGAAATGCCACGTCGCTTTCAGTGGCTATTACCACTGACACGTTGACCTTGGCGAATAGCACTTCTACTGGAACTCGCACTTTGGCGCAAAATGCTATGGCCGTACTGTTGAAGGTAGGCAGCACTAACTGGATTATTAACGGCCCCGGAGTTAGTTAATGTCAGGCGCAGACTTTTTGCTGTGGCTGTCTAGTGCATCATCCGCGCCGGGTGGGCAATGCTTTGCGGCAGGCCAGAGCGGAACAATCACTGCCCCTACAGGCTCCACTGGCGTCACTGTTGAAATGTGGGGCGGCGGTGGCGGAGGTGGCGTCAATGGCAGCAGCGCCGGGTATGGTGGCGGTGGCGCAGGATATGCCAAGCGTTCATTTTCGGTTGCGGGCGGTTCTTCGCAAATTTCCTACAATGTCGGCACTGGTGGCGCAGGAAGCACTACGATCGCTGATGGCTCTAATGGCGGCCCTTCTGTTGTTGAATTTCCGCCCGGTGGCGGAGGCATTGAATTAACGGCTGGGTACGGCGGCGGGGGAGGAGAAACTGCGCCCGGAGCCGCTGGGGTCAACGTTCTTGATGGCGGCATTCCATTTCCAGCAACGTCCGCTGCAACTGCCGGAACTAACTTGGTCGGCGGAGACGCTGGCAACGTCGCCGGAGGCGGGGGTACGGGTGGCTCCAGTTATTCCGTTGCGGGCGGAACTCCCGGCGGCGGTGGCGGCCCCGGAGTCGGCTCTGGCGGCGTAGTCAGCGCAGTCGGAGGAAATGGCGGCGGTGGGCGCATTTGCTTCTATTGGACCTATCCATCAAACGTCGTGTTAAGCGATCAGTACGCGGCCAATTTGTCGTTATCTGGCGTTGGAGGCACGGCAACCGCGACTTACCGATTGCGATCTGACGGTCAAGCCCTCGCCACTAACGTATCGGGTACATTGGTCAACATCACGGGTGAATGGCTTACCAGCGGAACCTCATCAGATTATGAGGTTTATGCTCAGTGGTCTCCGCAAGGAGGCGGTCCCGGCGGGATTCCTGGCGGTGGCGTTGTTGGCGGAGCCACACCGCAAACATGGCTCTCGCTTGGCACCACAAGAGATTTCACGTTGTCGGCAACTAATAACGCTGTTGAACGTGAGTTGTACATTCAAATTCGTAATGCAGCGACTCAAGAAATAGTGAATTTCTGCGTTATTACTGTTGAAGTCGATTCTGCGCCTTGAGGTATTTATGGCAGTCATATCTAAAGTTTTAATTTCAGCCAGAACGGCTGCTGACGCGCAAACGACTCAATACACCGCGTCCAACGTAACGGCTATCATAGATAAGTTTACAGCCACTAATTACAGTGTTAGTGCGGCCACTATTTCTGTAAACTTAATTACTGTTGGCAGTTCGTCTAGCAATTCAAACTTAATTGTTAAGAGCAAGACTTTGTTGCCTTCCGAGACGTATACGTTCCCGGAATTGGTCGGGCACACCATTGATTCTGGCGGCTCTATTTCGACTATTGCGTCCGCTGCCTCTGCCATCAACATTCGCTGTTCAGGCCGAGAAATCTCGTGATCGACGCCGAATACTGGCTGATTGAAAACTTTAAGGTGCTAGACATACCGCCTGACGCTGCTGCATGGCTAATTGACTTGTGGCATGTCACGCAGACGTTTGACGACGTGGCCGATGGCGATGCCGTAGATCGCAAGGTGTTGGATGACACCGTATGGCGCGCGCTCGTCAATATGCCTGCAAACAGTTTTTTTATGGCTCACGCTGGGCAGTTATTGCCCGCGCTGGGCACGGCCATTCTGAAATGGAAGGCGTCGGATGACGCCGAGCGTAGCGGTCAAGCAGATGAAAAGTCGTTTGTTTGGCGTGCTACGTACTATGACTTGGTTCTTTTAGTGGTGCTGTTGTGTCAGGGCCGAGAGTCTGCTATGGAAAAAGCAGGTGCGGTAATGGCACTATACGGCGAAAGTTTTGCGAAGTATCGCGAGGAATTCCCAAATGGCTAATCCGGTTCAGATTATCGGCACTGTTGTAGGGGGAGTGCTTCAAAAGCGTGCAGCCGATAAGCAAGAGCAGGCTGTCCGAAAGCAGGCTGATCGAGACATCGCGCTTCGCAAGCAGATGTACGAGGAAGATGTTGCCCGCCAGAAGCCGTATCTTGGCGCTGGCGAGATGAGCATGAACCAGTTGACGGCGTTGTACGGCCCCGGCGGCATGTATACCAAGACGCCAACGATGGAAGACGTGCTGATTGATCCCGGTTATGGATTCCGATTGTCTGAGGGCGAGAAGGCCCTTGCTCGTATGCAATCCGCTCGTGGCCGATACTTGAGTGGCGGAGCCATCAAGGCGGGCACGGAGTTTGGGCAAAACCTTGCCTCGCAAGAGTTTATGAATGCTTATAACCGTCTGATGGACCAACGCTCTACGGTAACTAACGCGCTGATGAACCTTGGTCAATTTGGGCAAAATGCCGCGCAAATGGCGGGTGTTGGTGGACGTGCATACGCGGGCGGCGCTGCTCAAGCGTATGGCGATATTGGAGCCGCTCAAGCCAATCGGGCGGGACAGGTTGGCAATATTTATCAAACCGCTTTGGGCGACGCCTTAAGTGGTTTTACGCAATATCGAACCAATCAGTTACAGCCGGTGGATATACAAAGCAGAAAAACAACTTACAGCCCTGTTCGATCTTCTGCTATTCCGTGGCGTAGCCCGCAATATGGTTATTACGAACCGCCATACGGAGGCCAATAATCATGGCTAACGAACTTGCATCTGGGCGCGCATATATTGATGCGTATGAGGCCATGCAGTTGGGCCGCCAGCGTGCTGCTGCTGAAGCGCAGGCTGCTGAGATGGCTCGATTGAATGAGGCCCGGCGTCAGGCTGCGACTGCCGCCATGAAGGAAGGCATGATTGACCCGCTTGCGTATGGCAATCAACTGGCTCGCGCTGGTTTTGCGTATGCCGTACCCGGCGCTCAGAAAGAACTGTACGAACTTGAAGAGCAGCGCGGCAAAGGTATGCAGTCAATCGGCAAGGGCGTACAAGAGCGCCAAAGCGGGATTGACGCCATTCTGGCAACGTCGCGTGACACTTTGGCTAGGGTAACTGACCAGCCCGGCTGGGACTCTTGGCGTTCACAGTTGGTAACAGAGTTTCCCGATTTTGACCCGATTATTCCGGTTGAATACAGCCCTGAGAACAAATCCAATAGTCTGATGACTGCCGACTTGCTGACCAAGGAATTGGAGCAAGTTGACCTTAATGATACCGTTGCATTTGTTAATCCGATGACAGGGGAAGAAGCAGGCCCGCGCCTAACGAAAGGCGTTTCGAGAGAAAAGGCTTCTGAATACAACCCTGAAATTAAAGAAGTTGAAGACCCGAATGACCCTAGCCAAATCTTGCTGGTCGATGTCAAGCGTTGGCGCGGCGGTGGCATCGGTTCTCCCGGCGTCATTGGCCCGAAGGGTAAAGCCCCGGTTGAAAAAGGCGAGAAGAGTGGTGATGCCTTCATTTCCGTTATCGAGGAAATGGAGACAAACTACGACGAATTAAACCGCATGGGCGCTATCCCTAGCACGAAGCGAAGCGCACAAGAGAATTTAAAAATCTCTGCTCAGACTAGTGATCTTGGGCAAATGCTCGGTCGCGCAACAGGCACGAAAGCGCAATCGTTGCGTAACCAAGTACAAAGTGCTCGTTTGCGTTTGTTGCAAGGCATCAAGGCCGCAACTGGGATGTCCGCGCAAGAACTGAACAGCAACGTTGAACTCCAGCAATGGTTGGATGCGGTTACGAATCCGGCTAATGACTACGAGTCAAACAGGGCTATTTTGAAGAGCATCCGTCAGTTTGTTGAGGACAACAAACCCGGCAAGCGCATGGCTCCTGCTGCTGAAAGACCTGCTGCGGGCGTTTCTGCCTCAGAACGTCAAAAGGCTATGGATTGGCTGAAAAAGAATCCGAAGCATCCGCGTGCGGCTGAAGTTCGCAAAAAACTCGGAGTCTGATAATGGATGACTTTGACGTTGATGCGTTCTTAGCGGATACCGCAACGAGCAACGACGAGTTTGACGTGGATGCGTTCCTCGCATCTGGGTCTGATGTAGAAGCAATCCCTAAAGGTCCGCGCACTCGTGGCGGCAAGCGAAACAAGCCTGCTCCTCGCAGAGAGGAAGGCCCGTCTTTGGCAATAGATCGCGCAACCGGCTTTCGTGAGCAAGTTGCCCAAACTGGCATGACGCCAGAAGAGCGTGCGAAAGCCATGCGTGCTGGCGCTCAGTTTACCGCCAGCATGGCCGCTGGCCCTCTGCTTGGCAGTGCTATTCGCGCTGGTACTGCCATTCCCGGCATCCGTGCGATGGCCCCAGAAGCGACTCGGATTGTGAATCAGTTTGGCCGAGCCGTTCAGTCTGGTGGCTTGGGGCGAGATATTCCGCTTCTTACGAGAATTGCGGGCGGCGGTACCGCTGGCGCCGTTAGTGCTGCCGTTGCCGATCCAGAAGCGATTGAAGAGGGCGCTGTCATTGGCGCCGCCACCCCTGTTGTTGGCGGCATGATCAGGCCGTTTATGGCGGCAAAAGCCCCGACAACCAAAGAACTGAAGAAAGCGTCTGAGCGGGCTTATGCGAACGTTGAGTCCGCAAAGGCCGATGTGGGGCCTGAGCGTATTGCTCAGTTGTCTTACAAGATCGAAGACACTCTGAATAAATCTGGGTTTAACTCGGTTTTGCACCCCAAGGCGCAAGTTGCGGTTAATGCGTTTGTTGAGCAGGCCAAGACTGGTCAGCCCATTACGATCAATCAGTTGGACGTACTGCGCCGAGTGGCGGGCAGAGCAGCAGGAAGCACTAGCAAGGATGAGTCGCGTATCGGCTCTGCCTTGGTAAGAGATATTGATGACTTCATCAAAGATGTTGCGCCCGAGGCCGTTCAACGAGAGTTAGTTAAGGCTCGTGATTTGTACACTCGGATGAGTCGCAGCAAACTAATCGAGCGAACGATTCGTGAGGCCACTACCGGCAAAGGCGAACCTGCCGTCAAGATTAAAGAGAAGTTCGCCAAACTGGCCGACAATGACCGCGCTATGCGGCAATTTACGGAAGCCGAAAAAGACTTAATCCGTAAAATCGGGAAAGGCCGTTTTGACATTTCCATGCTTGAAGGTATTGGGGTGTTGGCCGCGCCTCCTCGACTTAGCGAAATTCGCGGCGGCAGTTTCCGGTCAATTACTCCCGGCCTTGGGTATACCGGCGCGTTTAAGGGCGCCGGATTGCTCGGTGCCGGTCTTCTTGCCGGAACGGGTTATGCGTCGCGTGCAGCCGCTAACCGTCTTGCATTAGCCAGAGCGGAGCAACTTCGCTCATTTGCTGCTTCCGGCGTGCCGACCCAGCCGTTTCGTCCTGAAACATTCTTGCAAGCAGGGCCAGCCCTTCTTGGCGGCGAATCGCCAGAAGAAATGGACTTCCTTGCGGAGCAAGAGCGCATCAACCAACTTGGGTTTTAGGCGATTACATGCTGCAAGGCGCACTTAAGTCTAAGACCGTTTGGTGGAATGTCCTGCTTGCCGTCCTTGGCGGCCTTGAACTCGTAGGCGGTCACATGACCGTGCTGTGGGGGCAGGAAGTGGCTGCGGCGATACTAATGGTCGGCGCTTTGGCAAACCTCGTGCTGCGGGCTGTCACCACGCAGGCGCTTTCGGAGAAGTGACGTGGACTATCAGGCGGCTTTTAACATTGCAATGACTGTGGCTGCGGCATTTGCCGGATGGACGCTGCGCTCGATTACGACGAGCCTAGAGAACCTTCAGCGTGACCACAAAGA